ATTATATGCTGTTCCATATCAACATTTTACCAATTCAATTGAAAATTATTTCAGTATGTTAAAGTCAAGATTACAAAAGTTAGATGGATTAACACACGAAAAATTAAAAGAAAATATAGAAAAAGTAATAAGATATATACCAAAGAAAATATGAAAATATATTTAAGGGAGCATATAATAGAACAGAAAATTATGTAAAGAAACCATCAAATAGAACATGAAAACTAAAAAATTACCTTCCTTAAAATCGGCGTTTTAAATGTGCAAAGATGTAATATATTTTATTACACATATTTTTGAATAATTATATATAATGAATAAGAATAACAATTATGAGCGTTGTTTTTCTTCTTGTGTATATACATTTTCATGGATGATGAATAAAAGTCCTACTAAGTTAATTCAATAAATTATTACTCTTTCTGTGTATTCAACTAAAGAAAAATATAATCATAGTGAAGTAATATTTATTAATGATATTAGTAAAATTGATGACATTTATGATTATTATTGATTTTATTTATATATAATAAATAAATCTAAATAATTAAAAATTTATTATAAATGTTTATTATAATATATACGCAAATATACTATAATAATAATTAGTTTTTTTATTTTTCTTCATATAGTTCAGCTTTTTGAATAATTTCTGCTGTAGATTTATCAACCGCATAAACATCTTTTCCTTTTATTTTTTCTTCTTTTTCCATTAATTCAGCTAATTTTATATATAATTTATCTGATGAATTTTCTACTTTTTTATAAATAAATGCTGTACTTAAAAAACTAAAACGCTTTTCATCTTCTGACATAGCTTCTACTTTTTCCTTGTTTTTTTTTAACTCTTCTTCACTTAAATTCATGATATTTTTTCCCTCCATTAATTCATTATAAAAATCTTCAAATGGTTTTTGAATTACTTTTTCAAATCCATATTCATTCATAATTTTATCAAAATATTTAAAATTAACTAAATATTCTTTATGAGTTACACCAATTGATTTTACTAATACATCAATTTCTTTTCCTAAATTTGGTTTTTTATCTGTAAAAGCTATTTTTGATTTATATTTTTTTTCTATTTTCCACATTAATTCACCTCCTTTTTTATGACCCATTATTTCTGTTTTGTCTTTTAATTGATTATAAATAACTTCACCATCAAATGTTGTTCCAATAACATGTCCACCAATTTTAAGTGTGTCATTCATATTCTGAATAATTGTGCGTAATGTTATTTCATTTTGAAAAAAATAATGAATACAAAACATTAGACTAACAGTATCAAAATAATATTTTTCAGGAATAAATTTTTTTACATATATTTTATCACTTTCTGATATTCCACAAGCTTGATATGGAAAAATAAGTTTGCTTGTATCTGAACGAACATAGTATGATTTTGGTTTAGGACGTGCTACTGTTTTATAAAAATTTTGAGCATATTTTACAGCATCTCCATCTACTTCAAGACCAACAACTTCTGCATAATTCATTAATTTAATTTTTGTAATATCAACACCTTTACCAGAACATAAATCTAATAATCGTCCATGCATACCAGATGAATAATCATACAAATAATTAGGGGATGTAAAATAATATAATTGATATTTAATATAAAAATTATGAAAATTTTGATAAGGTAAACGTTCTCTAAATTTGTTATCATTATTTGTGATATGTGAAAAATAAGATTTATTTTCTTTTAAATCTATATTAGAAATATCTATTTTTCCAGTTGTAATCATTTCATCGGTTACTGGATTTTTAATGGATCTGAAAATATCATTTGCAACACGGTCAAAATTACCAAAAACATTTTCACCACTTTTATATAAGTTAGTTTTATCTTTTCTAAAACGATATGGTTTCCATTTAAAACCATTTTCACACGATTCGTCAAATCCAAATTCAACAATAGTATCATCCATTAATTCTTCTGAGTCATTTGTTAATGGATCATTACAATAAATTTTTTCATTTCCATCTATAAATAATTTAGCACTATTATTATCATCTAAATAAATGTCTGGATTATGATAAGGATTAAATAAAACTGGTTTTACTTTATCAACCATTTTTTTTTGATTTTTATTAAAAGTATTTTCAATAGCTCCTACATATAATTCTAATGTTCGATACATTTTTAATGATTGTTCTTTAATAGAATCTGCTCTTGTTACTTTTTCTATAAAAGGACTATTTATAATTGAACCTTCTTCATCTTTAACATATTTAACTAAAAAATCAATTGTATTTAAATAAGATGGTTTCCATTTAAATAGTGAATCCCATGTTCCTCCTCGTAAAGGATAATGTTCCATAATTGGACATAATATAATTCCATCCACATTATAAGGATTTGCTTTTCGTGTTGACCATATATTCTTTATTTTATCAAAAATATCACTTCCATCATTTCGCAATGAATATTCATATGGTTTTTTTTTGTTTTCTATATAATTATTAGTATTTTGAAATTGTGGTAATATTTGATGATTTTTATCATGTAGAAATCTATCTAAATAATCAATACGTCCTAAGTATTTTTCTTCAATGGAAGAATCTTTTTTAAGTGTTTTTAACCATCTTTTTCTTATATCTTCTCCTTTATTAAATAACATATCATAAGCATAAAAAATTTTATTAGTATCAGTATTAATTAATTCACCCTCAATTATTGTATTTTTATATGTTTTATTTATTTGTCCATTAGATATTACGTGAAATTGATTATTTATTAAATATTGCTCTCCCTCATTATTAATAAATAACAAATATCTTTCACCATCTGCCTTTAGTGTTACAGCATAACGATTATAAATATTTTTAATTTCACTGGTATTTATCATATTTTCTTTGTGTATTGTTTTTGGATTTGCCGCAATAAATTTATTTTTTAAATATTTATTTTGATTATTATTAATTTGGACAAGTTCTAAATAATCTTGAACTACTTTTTCTTTAATTTTATTTCCAATCAATATAATATTTCCTTCAATTTCACTTAAAATTAAATAAACATATGTTAATAAATCATCTATATTATCTTTATGAACATTATTATTTATTTCAATTTCTATTTCATATTTTGATATATTATTAATAGTATTTGAATCATGGAAATTATTTCCATATCCTGATTTTACATTTGTTAAATCAATAAAAAAAGAATCGTCTTCAGCATGAATTCTATATCTATTTTTAAATCGAAAATATTTAGGTTTATTATCTGATTTTAAAATATTAATATCTTTTTTAATTATTTTTTCTTTAGGTATTTCTTCATTTAAAGATATACGTAAATCAAAATTTGAATCATCAAATGTATCTATTTTTTCTTTTTCAATATAGCTATATGTATTTTCAGCTAAGTCTTGATTTAACCAGAATTGTTTAATATTGTCAGATCCGGATATAGTCATTCTTGATTTTGTATTATTTGAATTTATAAATATATCTAAATCATTAATCATATCATATTTTAATCCTTTGCCATTATTTAATTTTGAAAATGTTAATTTTTGAAAAATATTTTTATAAATTTGATAATTTATTTTATTTGAAGAAAATCGTATTTCGAGTTCATATGTTTTTTTTTTTTTAGATTTTTCAAATAATAATTTTAATTTATGATATACTTTTTCGGAAAGATCCATATTACTAATATATAATATATTCTATTTTTAAATAGCTTTTAATTCATTAATTAATTCTTCTTTTTTTTTTAAAATTAAATTAGTTGTAATGAGTGATTTTTTTTTAAGTTCAATATTATGTTTTATTGCGAGATTCTTTAATTCTTCTAATTTTAATTTTGATAAATAAGAATTCATATATAATGGATTTTTATTTATTTGTATATTTTCTTCTTTAATATTTTCATTACATTTTATTTCATTAATAACATGATTTTTAGATTCTTTAATTTCTTCTTTAGTATTTTCGTTATATTTTATTTCATTTATATCATTATTATTAATTTCTTTATTTTCTTGTTTATTATCACTATTATCATTTTTTAATTCAATTTTACTTAATTCATCAATTAACTCATCTTTCTTTTTTAAAATTAAATTACTTGTAATAGATGATTTTTTTTTTAGTTCAATATTATGTTTAATTGAAAGATTCTTTAATTCTTCTAATTTCAATTTTAATAAATAGGATTTTAAGTATAATAATTCATTAATAGTTTTTGGTATAAGTTTATTATTTATTTCAGTAATATTATTTTCATTAATTTCTAATTCATTATTTATTTCAATATTATTAGTTTCAGAATCTAATATTTCAATATTATTTTCAATTATAGGAATTTCTATTTTATAAAAATTAATAAAAATATCTAAATAGTTTTTTAATTGTTCATATGAAAATCCATTATTATTATTATTATTATTATTATTATTATTATTATTAATCAATGGATGATAAATATTATCTTGATTTATAAGAATATATGTTTGTATATATTGATTAAAATGAATACCATATTTATGACACAAATAATACTCTTTATTATCAAAATCTATTTTATTATTAATAATACTTATTATAAAAATATTAATTCCTAGATAATCAGCAACATATTGTTTAAATAAACAAATTGTTGATATATCAATCTTAAAATTATATAAATCTTGTAAAGTTTTCATAATTTTTTCTTTATTGAATTTTCTATTTTTATCATAATTATATAAAAAATATAAATCTTTTTTAATTAAATCATCATCCATTTTTTTAATTAATGTTTTCATTATATTTTTTTTATTAGTAAAAGATTCAATAGAATAATATTCATTTCCAATATGAAAAATACTATTTAAAAATGTAAATAATTCATTTTTATTTTCTATTTTTTTATGAATAGAATAATTATTAACATTTTCACCAAAAAAATAAACTAAAGGATTTGTCTGATTATTTATAGTTTTTATTAAAATAGATGTTTCTGTTTCATTATATTTTTTAATATTCAATATACTATTTTCATTTCTTTGAAAATTTTGAATTTTTTCATAAAATTTATTTTCAATTTTTTCTTGTTTTTCATTTAAAAAATTAGCAATATAATTAACACTTAACATTATTTTATTTATTGTAATTTAGTTTAATAGTTATAAGTAGTAATTCTATTTTAAATTAATTTTATATAAAATAAAATCATATTTTATTTTTTAGTTAAATATAAAATATTACAAAATATTAAAAATATTAAATTATAAAATGGTTGAGTTAATATTGAGTTACTAAAGAATTAGTATCTTTAATAGATTTAATTATTCTTGCTTTTTTACCAGTATATTTATTTTTTTTTTTTTTTAAATTAATTTTATCATCCAAATCTTTTTCATCATCACTAGAAAAACATAAATACTCTTCAATATTAATATTATTATAATCATTAATTAATTCTTCATCAATTTGTTTATAATTATTTTTATCAATAAACAATGAATGTGATAAATTTTCTTTAATTTTTTCATTTTCATTATTTTCTTTTTTAATACTTTCTAAATAGCTATCTTGTTTTTTTAATTCATCTTTTTTATTTTTAATAAAATCTAAAAAATTAAATATTTTATCAATTATTTCGATATCAATATTATGTAGATTAATAAAAACACCATTATTATTATCACTATATAGGCAATTTTCTTTTTGTAAAATATTAAATATTTCAATGTATTCTAAATTAGATAGATTTTTTGAAATTTCAATTAATTTTTTTTTTTTTTGAATTATTAATTTATCTTCTGAAATATTTTCAAAATCACATATATTATCGTCATCATATATATTATTATTACTAATATTTAAATTATTATTTTGTTCTTCTAGTATATTATTATTATTTTTTACATTTTCTACGATAAATATATTCATAATAAGTTTATTATTATTATGAATATAAAATTATTATTAAAAAAATACGAACTTTTTATTCATAATCATTTTCTAATTCTTCATCTTCATCTTCATCTTCATCTTCATCTTCATCTTCATCTTCATCTTCATTATTAATTATTTCTTCTAAAATATTTCCTTCTTCATTATCCATTTCATCATCAACTTCATAATTATACTTATCATCATCATCATCTTCTTCAACTAATGATTTAATATCATCATCAATATCATCTATCTTGTTGTTTTTTTTAGATATTATTTCATTATTATTTAATATTTCACTATCATCCGTAAATATATCACTTAAATTATCATCTAAATCACCTTCAATAAATTTAATATTATTACCATGATCATCAATTAATTTAGCTGTAACTTCAATATGTTTATCATTTAATGAAAATTTTTTATCAATAATAGAAACTTTAATAATATCATCAACATTGATATTATCTAATAAATTTGGATTAAAATGAAATTGTTTTCCAACAATAATTGTTATTGGTCCATTATTACCTAATAAACCTAATTTATTAATAAATTTTACTTCACAATCAATAATATTATTAATTACAGGATTACATATATTAGCTTTAAATAATATGTCATAATTTACATCACCCATAAATCTACTACCATTTATATATCCAATACTTTTCTCTATTATTTCAATTGAATTTGGTTGAATATATCCCTCACTAATACATTTACCTTCAAATCTTTGTTTTAAATAATTTATTAAATATTCATTTATATTATTATTTAAATATTTAGCTTGAACTATAACTTTTTGTTTTATAAGAGATGAAAAATAAATATTTTCTAAATAATTTTGAGAATTTTCTGTATCCATTATTATATGTATTTATATTAGTTTATTTTTTTTAAATATTTATATCATTTTTTTATTTTTTAATATAAAAATTTGTTATAATTTAAAGGTTTATTTATAATATATTTATATAAAATGAAAGTTGATTATAATACATTTATTTTAAATATTGATCAGTTTAATACTGAACAATATTTAGATAATAATCCAGAAATTGAGCAAAATTTTAATCAATTTTATAGTTATTATTTAATTTTATATGATGAAGAAAAAAAAAAATATAATGCAAATACGATTAAATTTAAAAAGTCAATTATGGAACAAAAAAATAATAAATATACAAAAATAACACGTGATAATGATGAATTTAAAAAAATATGTAATATTGAAAATATTAAAGATGCAGATGAAAAATTTTTAATAATTATACGTGGTTATTTAAATAAAATTTGCGATGAAACATATGATAAAGTAAATAAACAAATAATTGATGAATTAATTAATTATGAAAATATTCATATTTTTAGTTTATTATCAAAAGAAATTATTAATAAATGTATTTTTGATAGTAAATATAGAAATTTATATATTAAATTATGTAATGTAATTTGGTCAAATAGAGAATTACATTATAATTTAATTACAATTAAAAAAAATAATTATGATTATTATTGGCATTTAAATGGTGATGATAATAATAATGATTCAGAAATTACTCAATATGGACCTTTTAAAAATGAATCTAGTGTTAAAAATGATGCTTTTAAAAAAATAAATTTTAAAAAATATTTTCTAAATTATATTCAAAATTTATTTAGTAATAAAAAAATAGATATATATAATCTTGAAGATGAACAATTTTTTGACGAAAAAAAAAAAATAATATCATTGTGTGAATTAATAGCGATTTTATTTATTGAAAAACATATTAATTTTAAAATTATTAATATTGTATTAATTAATCTTTTACATTTAAATAATAATTTTGATCCTATATCTGAAATTGAATTTGAATTAATTGATTTAATATTATCTAAAATAAAAGAAAAAAGTATTTATTTTAAATTTAGTGATTTTAATATATTATTAAATGAATATATTCAAATATTAAATTTACAACTTGATACTGATATTTCAAAAAGATCTAAATTTTTTATTAATAAAATAATATTATTATTAACTAATTTGTTAAATGATAAAGATAAAAATAATTTACAAACTAATCAAACATATATTCAAAAAATAATTCAAAATAATAGTAAAAATTATTTTTCTACAATTGATAAAAATACTTCCTTAAATAAAAATATTGAACAAAATAAATTACATTATAATGAAGATAAATTTTTAGATTATTTATATAAACAAAATTTAGAAGATGTAATATTTTATATAGAACAATTAGATGAAAATAATAAATATAATTGTGTTAAAAAAATGATTTCATTAATAATAGATAAAACAAAAAAATACAGCTTACACTTTATTCATAATATATTAGAAAATTTAAATAATAAATCAAAAAATTATCATTTATTATTACTAAAAGAAATAAATTTAATTATTGAAAATATTACAGATATTATTTTAGATGTACATGATATAAAAGATATATTGATAAAATTATTAAATAACATTAATTATGATGTTAAAAAAAAAGAAGAACTTTTATTAAATATTAATAATAATTTAAATCAAGATTCTGACGATGATTCAGATGAAGACAGTGATTCTAAATGGTAATAATCTTTTGTCCAGAAACATTTTTCTGGATATAATGGTGTATATTTTTTAATATCTTTTATAAAAATTTCTTGCTCTATAGACCATTCATCATTAACTTTTCTGTCTTTTTCTAAAGTAATTATTTTTTTATGAAAATCAATACCTAAATATGCAACATTAATATTTAATTCTTTTGATATTATCCAATATCCTTTACGTATTGTTGTTGTTAATTTACGTGTTCCTTCTGGTGCAATAAATAAACAGAAATTATCTTTATTTTTTAATTTTTCAATAATTTGTTGTGTTAAACCGTTTTTTAAAGGATTTACACTTATTATTTGAACTTTATCATCGATAAAAATTAAAAATGGAGTAATTATAGATTCAAATAATTTTTTCATCAAACAAAATAATTTATATTTATTATAAAAGTATCCATAATAAATTATCATACCAATAAAAAAATCATATATTGTAGTATGAGAACTTATTATTATTAATTTAGATGGTGTGTTAGATATATCAATATTTATTTTAAATTCTAAATATTTTAATATTTTTTTACAAATTATAGATGTATAATTATAAAAAAAAAAATAAATAAAACCAATATATAGAATGATTTTCATAATTATTATTAATATAATTTAATATATTAATAATTATTTATATATATAATAATTTTACTTTATCTTTTATGAATAAATAAATTATAATAAATAAATTATAATAAATTATAATAAATTATAATAAATTATATTTATAATATATTGTATTTATATTATATATTTTTTACTTATCTAACAATTAATTTTTGATTTATTTTTTTAAAATTTTGATTAATTTGATTATCTTTATTTTTCATATTTATTTGACGTATTCTTTCTTTTTCATTATTTTCAAATTCTATTTTTTTATAATATTTTTGTTCATTTTTATTTGCTTTAAATGAAATTTTGGATCGTGAATTTTCTAATTGTTCTACTGAATCATACGTTTTAATATTTACACTATTTGGGTCAATTAATAAATTTTCATCAAAATAAGCTGATTTTATATCTGTAAATGATAAATTATTATTATTTGAAAATCCAAAACCTTCCGAATTTGTTGTTCCTAATAATTCAGTAGAAAGTTTACTAGAAGAATTTAAAACAACAGGTTCTTGAAATTTAATTAATTTTTCTTTATCTTTATTTTTTTTTAATTCATTAAAATGAGCATTAAATACATCTTGACTTACTTTAGAATTTAACATATTCATTTTATCATCATTATCATTTTTCATTAAATCATTATATCCATAGTTATTTTCATCATCTAATTTATATTCTTCAAAAATTTTATTAAATTTATTAATATTAAAATTATCTTTATCTAAGTGAATATTTACAACATTTTCATTAATATTATCTACATAATCTTGTTTTATTATTTCACGATTTAATTTAGTTTCATGTTCATTAACTTCTTCAGATTTTTTTAATAAATAAATATAAGCATTTGTAATTAAATTAAACAAATCTGATGTATCTTTATTATTATAATTTTTATCTGGATGATATTTCAATGCTCTTTTTTTATATGCTTTTTTAATATTTTGAATATTATAATCATTATTTTCAATACCTAAAATTTCCCATGGATTATAATCTTTTTCAAACATTTTAATCTTATCATTTAAATATTTATTTTTATTATTATAATTTATATTAAAGTTTTTCTTTTGTTCTAATTGATATTCTTCAAAATCTTTTTTTTCATTTTCTAAACTTTTTTTACAATTATCTAATTCATCATTAAAATTATAAGGATCAAATTTTATATTATCAAAATTTGGTTTAGGATTATTTATTAATGTATTTGAAGATGTTGGATAACTTATAAAATTATCATATTGTTGGTTATTTTGTTGTACATTTATAAGATTTCGATTTACAAGTTGATTATTTAATTCTGTATTTTTTTCCTTTAATTCATAATTATAATTTGTAAAATCTTGATAATTTTGTTTAATTGGAATTTTTATTATATTATTTCTATGATTATTATCAGTTAAATTATTATATTGTAATAATTTAGTAGTTATATTTTGTTTATCAATAATATTTTGTTTAGCAATAATATTTTGCTTATTATTTTGTTTATCAATAATATTTTGCTTAGTATTTTGTTTATCAATAATATTTTGGTTATTGTGTTGATTATTTATAATACTTTGTTTATTTTTTTTTTTAATAATATAAGATGTTTGGGTAGGTACAGATTCTTGATTACCCATAATATATATAAATAGTAAATGAAATTTTTTTTTATTTTTTACACAACTTCAATTTTGATTTTATCAAATAAATTTTCCTCTTGTGATAAAATAAATATTTTTATATTTATTTTTTGATGAATATAATAGTAAAATAATTTATTTTCATATGTATATTCAATATATAATTCCTCTTTTTTAATATATATAGTTTTTTCTAATTTATAATGAAATAAAAGTATTTTTTCATCTAATTTATATTTTGGAATAAATATACGTATATAATTTTCATGTATTTTTGATATATACCCATATGTTAAAATTGGCTCGTTATTCTTATGTAAATAAATAAAATCTAGTCTATTTTTTTTTCTATAAAATTTTTTTAAATTTTTCTCATAGTAATTTACAAAATCTATTTTTTGTGTTAAATCTTCTTTAGAATACATATCTTTTTTTCTAATAAATAAACATTGATTAAAAAAATCTACGCATCTTCTCATTGGAGATGTAAAATGAGTATAAAAAGAATTATTCATTTTAGAATGAACTTGTTCTTGTGTATTATTATAAATTTGATAAGAAGCACTTTGTTCATCAATATAATTTAAATAATTAATATATGATTCATCTAAATCTTGTTTTTCATCTAATTTTATTTTTAATTCTTGTTTTGTTTCAAATTTTTGATTTGATTGATGAACACGTAATATTATATTAGTAATATTATTATTATTTATTAATATTAATGCCATTTTTTTATTAGTATATATCATCCATTGTTCAACTAAAATATGTGAATCAATATAATCTAAATGAAAAAATGATTTAGTAAGATTCATAAATTTATTTAGTAAAATAGAGTTAGTTGTATTTTTTTTTAATAATTCATTAAATTGTTCATAATGATAATTATATTCTACGTAAACAATTGTTTCTTTTATTTGTTCATCAATAATTTCATTATTTTTTATTTTTAAAATAAAACTTATTGAAAATCTAAAATTATTTTTCAAAAAAGAACATAAATCATTAGCATATTTTGACGAAATTAAATCTATATTTGGATTAATATATATAGTAGAAACTCTTTGAAATAATTCATTTATATATGAATCAAAATTTAAAAATTTATAAGGATATGAAATATGAATTCCTACTTCTTCATAATCTTCATATAATTTATAATGAAATCCATCATCTAAATCTTTTGAACCTTCTGGATCTATACAAAATATAGAATAATCTAGTTTTTTAGAATCTAATTGTTCAATTATATTTTTGTGTTCTTGTAATAATTTTAGATCATATTTTTGTTGTTTACGAAATAAATCATAATGATACAATAATGCTTTTAAATCATTATCTTTATTTCCAATAGGACCTAATATTTCAATGATATTACCAAAAGGCTGCTTTTCATTTATTTCCCATGATTTAAATTCAATTATTGCATATACATTCATATTTGATTTACTTGTTGAACATACATAAAAATTAGGATATTGTTTATTTGTTGGTTTAAATAAGTATATTTGTTTATTATTTTTAATTCCATATTTCATTTTAGATTGTAAACATAAAATACCTGGTATAATTTTATTGCATCTTTCTTTTATATTAATCACTTCATTATTTTCATCTATATATACAATATCATTAATTAATGCACGATTATTTTTAATTTCTATTTTATTAACATAAAATATGTCATCTTTTTTTGTAAGTATTCCAGAAATATAATTATTATATTCTGGAATAGTACTGTATTTATTGTAATAATTCATATTATAATAAATAATAAATTTTAGTTATAACAAAAGTAAAAATCATTTTTTATATATTTTTTATAAAATTACATTTTTTCAACCATTTTTTTAGCACATTCAGCAATAACACCAAGATCTTTTTTAATTGCTTTTAAAGTTTTATTATGACCAATAAATTCAGAATGAAGTAAACTTATATATTCTAAAATATTATTTCCTTCTTGATCTTCTAATAATGTACACATTCCTTTATAAAATTCATTTTCAGATAGATCAATTGCTACATTACTACTTGCTGTACTTTGTTCTTCTTCACCACCACTTTGTTCATCATCATCATCATCATTACTTTCACTTTGAACACTGCCATCATTTTCATCTTGTTCGATACTAATTTCGTTTATATCTTCGGTTGATTCCATATTAGATAATTTTTCAGTTGTGCTCATTTTATAATTGTATATATATATTTTACTTTAAGTATATTTAACAATATATAAAAAAAGAATAAAAAATAATAAAATAAATTTTATTTTTGAAATAATATATAATGATAATTTATTAATTATATTAAAAATACATAATTTATTAAGATTATCAAGATTATCAAGATTATTATTATGATTATTATTTAAATAAAAGTTTAATATAGATGTAGATGATGATAAGTTATATTTAACATTTTTTCTTTTAATAATTAATGAAATATTTTTATCCATTATTTATAATTATATTTATATTTTTAAACCTTTGTAAATTTACAGATTTAAAAAAAATACTCCATAACTACTTTAATATAGTAAGAAATAATTGCAATTATAATAATTAAAAACATTAAATAAAGTAATTTTTTATTTTTATTATCATTTAAAATAAGAATATTTGGTTTATATAAATATAATAAAACTATTAATATGATATAAATAAATATAACAAATTTTAAATCAAATATCATATATTAATTATTTAGATATATTTTTTATTTTTTATTTCCTTATTAAATATATAATAAAAATAAAAATGAAGCATCGAGTAATTATTTTATTTTTTATATTGATTTTTTTATTTTATATATTCAATACTAAAATATTTGAAAATAAAGAAACATTTTTAACTTATTATTTACCATTTTATAATGTAGAATCAAGTTTATTGAATAATTTCTATAAATATCATAATTATAATAAAAATTATTTTAAACATAAAATTGACTTTAATAAATTAGTAATAGGTTCATCTCCTTATTCTTTTATTTTTAACAAAATTATTTCTCGAATTATTATAAATAAAACATTAAATAATGAAATAAGTTCAATAATAATTAAAAATAGAATGAAATCAATAAATTTATTATATGAAAATAAAATAAACCTTTTAATTGTTAATTTATTATTAATTAGTGAATATAATCAAAAATATAGTAATCGTTTAGATACTATGTATGTAATTTCAAATTTGTATAAATCTTATTTAATAGTTATGACAAAATTAAAATATAATATTTATAGCTTAGATAAAATACCATATCAAACAAAAATTGGTATTTTAAATGAAGAAGACAGTATATATTTTTATATTAATAAATTATTAAAAGATTTGAATTATAAAAAGGATGATATGAAAATTATTATTTATAATTCATTAAAAGAATTACATAAAGGATTACTAAATGACGAAGTTAATGTTATTATACATGGAACAAGTTTACCAAATAATGAGTTAGCATCATTCATAAATTATGATTATACTAGAGAAATAATAATAATTCCTTTTAAATTAGAACAACAATTACAAGAATCTTTCTTAGCAAAAAATAGTTTTTTTGAAATAGATACATTTGATTTAAATCAAATATCAGCTAGTTATTTACCAAAAAAATTTTCAAATTATTATTATTTTACATATAAACCTGATATGCCTATTTTAAGTTATCAACATTATTTAATAACTAATAATAAAATTGATAATGAAACAGTCTCAAACATAACTTCAGTATTACTTGAAAATATTTCTGCGATCAATAATATATTACCTACAGAATTTAAAATAGAAAGAATTGGTCCACGTCCAAATATATCACGTTATATTCTGTATAACCCAACAACACTAAAAATTTTTGAAAAATATGGTTATATTACTAATAATAGTAATCCAAATTGTAAATTATTAGTTGGTGTAAAAGAGTGTACAAATAAAACTTTAGAAAATAATGGATTATTACTAAAATAATAATAATATTTATTATTCTTTTTTTTTAGGAATTAACTTATAACTATTTTTTCCTTTAGTTACAAAATTTAATTGTAAATCATAATTTTTCCTATTTAAAATATCATCTGTAAATGCATAATCAGGACTTTTTAAAAAAGGATATTTAGATTTATTATTTTGTTCTTCACAACAATTACCTAATTCCGAAGCAGTAGCGTGAAATTTATTATTATTGCAATTATAACATAACGGTTTTCGTGTTTCATCACTTACATAATAATGATAACCAATATTAAGCATATTTAATGGTAATTGACATTTATTATTTACACAACCACCATAATTATTTGGATAATTTTTATTACTTTTATAAAATGGACATTCTTCATCTTTAGAACAAGGTTTATCATATAAACCAACATTTTTAGGTCTTCCAAATGGATCTAATGTAGATTCACATGTTTCTCTTGAATAATATGGTAAAAAAACATCATCATATGATTGACTATTATTAATATTAATATTAAAACAAGCATATTGGTTTATCAATTTATGAGATTCTTTTGTTTTATTTTCTATATCTACTATATAATCTGAATTAGTAATACGAGGACTAAAACTGTTAAAGTTTTTATTTAATACAAAGAAATTTTGTTGATTTTGAAAATTATCAGCACCAGTTGGTAATAAAAAATCTTCATTTGCATTTACACCTACATATTCTGCTTTAACAATAATTAATTTTTTATTTAATTTTAATCCAATATAAGAAAATGTTGGTATATAATAATTTTTTTCTTGAAATAATCCAATTTGCATAATGTATACTGGAATATTTTTATTATTATTCAAATACATAATATTTAAAATTTTATAATATATAATTTGAAAATCAACTATTCCATAAATAATCTTATCTTTTTTAGAAACAATATATTGTTGTTTATCATTTATTCTTCTTAAAAATTCTAAATTTAATTCATTAATTAATTTTATAGGAGACTCTATATTTTTATATTCAAATTTAGTAATTACAGATGGACTATATTTGGTCCACTGTTCTTTATCTGTTTTTTTATTCATTTGAATAATAAAAAATTCAACTTCATAATAATAAGAAACTTTTGCTTTAGTTATAGGATTTAAATTTAGTATTTTAGAACGTTTAAAATAATTATCGTCTTTATTATTTATCATTGACACCAATTTTTTATAATCAATTAATCCAACTGAATAAGAACGATTACCAAATTCAGAAGTTGGTGGTAATTTTAATAGATCGCTTGATATAGGAATTGGTTCATTAGTGGTCATAACACTATTTGATTCTAGTGACCAATCTTTCCAATAATTATCACATCCACTATTTTTAATATTTGATTGCGGTTTATAAGAATAATGTACATTGCTATTATTTGGTACTCCTTGGCTATTATATTTTGGAATGTAACAATAATGTTCAATATTTTTAAAATAAATATTTAATAAATAACATAAGTATATAATAACAATAATAAGAATAATATAGATATAACTATTCATATAATAATAGGATAAAAAATAACTGTATTTATATTTTTTATTTTTTATTTTTATTTAAAATTTCGTAATATTTTTTAGTATCTGATGCCTTTAAATAAAAATTTTTTTGAGAATTTTGATTATTTTTTTTTATAATAGACTCAAATAGTTTTAATAAAGAAACAGTACTTACTTGATAATTATAATTTAATTGTTTATCATTAAAAATATGGAATGCATTATTTACTCCACCTTTATTAGATTGAACAAAATGTATTGGAATTTTATTTTTCATTATATTTAATATAAATATATTTTTATTCCTAAAATAAAATATAAATTAATGGGAACAAGATATACATTCTTCGGATGAATTATTATTAAATGCTTCATTTAATTCTTCATTTAATTTTTCTTCATTACATTCTTCATCTTCATTACATTCTTCTTCATTAGATTCTTCTTCATTAGATTCTTTTTCATTAGATTCTTCTTCATTAGATTCTTCTTCATTAGATTCTTCTTCATTAGATTCTTCTTCATTTTCATTATATTCTTCATTATCACCAGTATTTTCAAAATTTCCTTGGTTCATATTTTTCATCATTTCTTCCATGTTAAAACCACCACCATTCATTCCTTGCATCATTTGTGACATATCAAAATTTGAACTTGTATTTTCATCTTCATCGTCCTCAGTTTTCCAATAAGACCAATTAATTTTAATATTATTTTTATATAAATTTTTTACTTTTGTTAATTGTATCCATTCTTCTTCTTCTTCTTTTTCTAATATTATTTTAATATTATTTTCATTATATTGAATATTATTATTACAAATTGATTTAAATAATTCAAATTCTATGTTGTATAGTTTTTCATTAGACATACAACTAAAATTAATATTATTATCACATATACAAATATTTGGCTTACTATAATTCATAATTTTAATATCAATTATAATTTTTTTTCCATATTGATACCATAATAATGAAGGAATATAAACGTTATTATTAAATGCACTCATTTTATTATAATTAATATTTAATATTTTTTTTTTAAATTCATTTATTATAAAAATCTAATATAAATAATAGACAATATAATGAAAAAAAAAATGAATTTTTATAATAATTATATTTTATATTATATATTTTTAATAATATTTATTCTTTTTATTTTTTATTTATTCAATTTTAATAAAAATTTTTATTTAAAAAAAAACGTAGAAAGTTTTACCAATAATAAAATATATTTTAATAAAAATAAACCAATAATATGGAAATATTGGGAGACACCATATGGCAAAAAAAAACCTGGTTATATAGATTTATGTGAACAAAGTGTAATACATAATTGTAGTAATTGTTTTAATATTATTTCTTTAAATGAAAAAAATGTGACTGAATATATTCCAGAAATTAAAAACTATTCTTTACAAAAATTATCAATACCTCAAAAGGTTGATTTTTATAGATATTTATTATTAGATAAATATGGTGGCATTTGGATTGATGCTGATATTATTGTTTTAAAATGTTTATGTCCTTATTATAAACATTTACAAAACGTAGATTATGTTGGCTTTGGATGTGGATTTAATAAACAAAAATGTAAAGAAACAATGAATGGCTACAGTCGTCCATTAAATTGGTTAATGATGTCACGTCCAAAAACTGACTTTATTCAATGTATAAAAAAACACGCTGAAAATAAAATACTAAATCAAGATAATATTGCTTATCATGGAATTGGTAAAGAAATCTTGGCACAATGTCATGATAAATTACAAAATGAAAAAAATTGGAAATATCATCATATTTCATCACAATGTCAAGAATATGACTCTTTTGGTAATAAATTAAATCGTATATTTACAAATTTTAATAATAATGATTGTAGTGAAAGATTCTTTTTTCCTTTTTATAATACATCTCCTGGACTTCCAGACTGGTTTAAGAATTTAAGCGCGGAAGAATTAAAAGAAAGCACATTAAATATACAACCAATTATACAAGAAGCATTTAGGTATAAAAAAATATGTGAATAAATGTATTTAGTTATAAAATTATAAATTAAAATAAATTATAAATTAAAATAAATTAAAATAAATTATAAATTAAAATAAATTAAAATAAATTATAAATTAAAATAAATTAAAATAAATTATAAATTAAAATAAATTATAATTTATTTTATGATACTTAAAAATATATATATAAATTAATAATATGAATAATATTGAAGATTATAAAAAATTAATATTAATTAAAAAAGATGCGCAAGAATTAAGAAGTTTAATTTTTCATGAAAATAATAAAAATGATTGGATAAAGTTATTTGTATTATATACAATGTTTCTTATGTATCAACATCTATATTTAATTTATAGCCATATGGATATGATTTTAAAATCAGACTCTAATGATTTTAAATCAGATTTTTTGAAATTATATTTATTTTTCTTTTTAACGATGAATTTAAAAGGAGTTTATGGTAGTATGATTTATAACATTGGTCGTCTAGATACAAAATTAGCATGTAATATGCACAAAAATATGGGTGAATATTTTGATTACTAAATTAGTGATGCCAAATATAAACCATAGTAATAATAATATAAACATATATCTTCATTTTTATAATTATAAGCAGCATAATGAAAATATATTATTATCATAATGATATAATGTATTTTATTAAAATTATACGAAATAAAATCTTGAGATACTGGTAAAATCGGTATATTAAATATTATTTCTTTTTGATTAAATGTTTCTAATAATGGTATTTCATTATTATAAATAGAAAATAATATCATTGCTTTATCCATTTCCTTAATAAATAAAGTAGATTGATTAAAATCTATACGTAAATTTTTAAATAATAAACTATTATCTTTTTGGTTAATTAATATATTTGAAAAAATACAATCGCCATGTATAAAATAATATTCAAATTTATCAATCGTAATAAAGTAATCAAAAATTTTTCGAAATAAGCTATTTAATGTTTTTTCAAAACTATCAATATGTATATTATTTACTTTTTGAAATTTTGGAAAATTTTTTATAATTATATCTATATTTTCATATAATTGATTTGTTTTTTCATAAAAAAAATTATTAATATTATTTAAAAATTCTATTTTGGGTATTTTTTTAAATCCTATTTGATTAATTAATGATATATATTCAATAATTTTTATAATAAGTTTTTCATTATAAGTTATATATTTAATATCATTATTAATTTGAATATGTTTATATTCTTCATTTAATTCAAGTAAATAACCTATTTCATAAGATTGAAATATAGGGGTGAAAAAAAATTGCACTATTTTTTGTTTTAATAAAAATTCTAAATATGCCTTTTCTTTTTTAATTATTTGTATACCTTTATCATCATTGCTGTAAAAAAGTAATTTTTGATTATTAAATTCTTCATTTATTTTATAAATTTTTTTTTTATAAAAATAATAATTTTGTACATTTACGTTAAATAATAAATTATTATTAATAAATGAATTTAATTTAACTTCTTTAATATAATTTTCATCTATATATTTTTCAATTGAAATAAAATTAGGATGTAATGGTTGTTTATTATTAATTATTGAAATAAAATCTTGAAAATAATAAGCATATAGATGACTTTGATTTTTAGTAATATTATTATTATATTCAGTTGATAGAAAATATTTTATTATATATTTTTCATCATTTATATTAGTATTATTTATTATTTCATTACTTGGATTATTTATTAATTGAACATTATCAATTATTTCTTTTGAATAATAAGGACAATTACATATAATAAAATCTTTATATGTTAATGAATATTTTGGAAATTCATATTTCAAATTAATAACAACTTGATAATCAAATGATAAATAATCATTATTATCATAATAATTTATAAATAGTTTTTTTGAAGTAAATTTATATTTTTGGTAAAATAATGTTATATGTTCATATTTTTTAGGTATAATTAAATATATTATATCAATATATGAAAACCAATATTGTATAACATAATTATAATAATTAACTAATTCATAATGTTGAATATAAAATGAAATAAATAGTAATAAATTCATAATACACATTTTATATATTTTTTATGAAAAATTTAATCGCATAATAATAAATATATTTATTATTTTTCTAGTATATTATGGATATTATTTTTTATTTTTATTTTTATAGTGCTTATTTTTTTTAATTTTTCTGAATTTTCTTTTAATTTAAATTCTGAATTTTTTTTTTTTAATTCATCTTGAGCTTTCTTTATTTGTTCTTTTAATATTTTTATTCTTTTTTCTAATTCTTCTATCGTTAATGTTTCTAAAACAGAAGATACCATTATTATTTAGATTAATTTATATTTAACAAAAAATTAACTATTTTTTTTCATTTTTTTTTTTTACTTTTTATATTATTTAATTTTGTTTTTTTATTAATATTGTTTTTTATACTTTTAATTATTTTTTGTCCATCACTAATTTGTTGTAATATATTTTTTTTTTTCTTATTTTTTTCATTATTACTAATAATCGTTGTATTATGGGCATTATTATTTGTATTATCAGAATTTATATTATTATGTGTAGGAAGTAATGGCGGTATATGACTACTTATTTGTTCAGATAATTGTTCATTATTAGAAGCAGACGTACCTTGATGTGGCGTTAATAATGATGGTAGATGACTACTTATTTGTTCAGATAATTGTTCATTATTAGAAGCAGACGTACCTTGATGTGGCGTTAATAATGATGGTACATGACTACTTATTTGTTCAGATAATTGTGGACTTGTAGATGATGGTGCTCCATGATGTTGTGTTAATAATGAAGGTATATGATCACTTATTTCTTCAGATAATTGTGGACTTGTAGATGTATGTGAACCTTGATGTGGCGTTAATAATGATGGTATATGACCACTTATTTCTTGGGATAATTGTGGACTTGTAGTTGTATGTGATGCAAAAATAGAAGGAATACGTTTAGATATTTCATCATCTAAATTCTGATTATCTGTTGTGGTGCTATATGTTTTCATAAATAATTTAATTAATGGTATTAATAAAAATATAAACTGAATTATAAGTGTTAATATAATTAAAACAGCAGAATTTGTATTTAAATTTGATGAAAATAAATCAACAATAAATACTAATGTCATATATAAAAACCAAAATACAATAAATAAGGTTATAATTAATATTGGTAATAAATCATTTGATATAAAATCTAAATAACCAAAATATTTACAAATTACAATTATAAATGATATTAATAATATAATTGCTTTAACTAAATAATATACTTTATTTTTATCATATATTGCAAAGAATACGAAAAATGTAATAGATAATGCTAATAATATAAATCCTAAAAATGAATAAGTTATTGTTTTATTATTTAAAATAAATTTTATTAGTCCGTTATTTAAATAATATTGTATTGATGGTTTAATAGTTATAAATGTAGTAATGTAATAAAAAATATCATTTATAAAAAAATATTTAATTATTGCATTATATTTTGTATCATTATTATATTTTAAAGAAATATTTTCAATCATATTTTTAAAAATATAAGACAAACTATAGAAAAATACGTTATATATCAATGTTTTAGAAAATGAATTTTCTGCATAATCATTTATATTAGAACTAAAATCACTATCATTATTAATTTGATTAATAGAAGATATTTTTGAACTTTCACTATTTGGAAAAACAGAATTTCCTGGTAAGTCTGTAGATCCACCTAATAATATAGAACTACTTGTACCATTATCTTTCTTATTTAAATCTAAATTTAATGATAAACATTTGAATAATTCAGGAATTAATTTATATGAACCACTAGAATTTTTATAAATTAATAATTTATATACATTATATATATAATTCCATGATTTATTTTGCCATGTATCATTATCTTTAATATTTACTTTCAAGAATAAAGGTATAGAAATTTCTTCTGCAGTAGATATATAATTTAATGAACCATATTGTATTCTAGAGCATACATAACCTATAATAAAATATGAAATTAAAAATGTAAATGATAAAATAATTGGAAAAATATTAGTGCTGTTAATTGATAAATTCGATAAATTATATCCTATTGTATAAAATCCTCCTATAACTATAACTAAAACAAATAAAAAAATAATTCTGAATCTAATAGATGCGAGTGAATGAAGAATGTCATTATTTAATATACTATTATTATCTATATTTAAATGTTTATCATAATTTCCATTTAATAAATGATAATTCATTCTATAAAATAAAAAACTTATTATAATGATTGCCCAAAATGAAAATATTATGATAATTTTTGAAATAGGAGTAATTTGAACTTGATAAGCTACATATTCATTTTGAATATAATATTTACCATATTTTTCATAGGGAAAATTTTTCATTGCATTAAATGCTTCAGTACAATCTTTATCATTAATTTCATTATTAGTTAAATTATGATGAAATTTTTTATTATTAATAAATGATACTAAATATTCTATTAAAAATTCTTGTTCTTCGTCACTAGAAAATTCTTTTACTTCTTTTATAAGTTCATAATTTCCTTCCGTGTCATCACTACATGATTCACTTTCATTTTCATTATTATTATAATACAAATTAAATTGCGATTTTATTCTCCAATAATAACCTTTGTATGTTTCATATGGATAATTGTCTATTGCTTCAGCAATTTCTTCAATAACATAATTATTATTTAACTCTATAACACTATCTATATTATCGTAAATTTTTAATACTTTTCCATTATTACTTTCAATTTTATAAATTTTAATATTATTTTTACTGGATGATGATGATTTACAACAATTGACAAATTTTTCTTTATTTTCAAAACTATCAAATTTTATTTTTTTTAATTTACTAATATTATCAATTGTTTCTTCTTCTTCATTATCATGTTCATTATCATCATCATTTTCAACCATATTTTTCTTATTTTTATCTTTATCAATTTCATATAATGTTTTATGTAAATCTTCAAATTGTTTATTCATATTATTATTTTTTTCATTTATTGAAAAGCTTTCATAATTTTTTGTTAAATCTTGACTAAAATAAAAAAATAAATTATTTGGAGGATTAATATTTTGCGTAATTGCTAAAGAAAAATCTGAATATATATTTCCAGGAGTTAATTTTTCTTTTAATTGTTGAATACAATCATTTGACACACTTAATTGATTTTGAAAAATACGAAAGTTTACTTCAGGATTTTTAGGATTTACATAATCATAAAAACTACGCTCACCTTTTATTGGTATAAAATTAGTTAAATCTATAGGAAAATCTGGAACGGGTTTTGTTCCATCAATTTCAGGAATACTATTATTGGAATTAATAAATAATTCTTCAAATAATTTGTAATTTAATAATTTAGATGAATCAGTTGGAACATTACTAGTACCATTACTTAATGTGCATAAAATAATATATAAAATATTACCATTTTTTTGAATTGATGAAAAAATTAAAAAATTTTCTAAATCAGCTAATTTTCCATTAATTCGATGAAGCGATGGAACAGTAATAAATGCTTTTTCAAATTTATATTTAGCATCCCCTTCTTCATTTATTGTATCATTATTAGAATCAAATGCTAATTTTATATTACATTTAGCGTCCACATTTTTATTTGGGTTAAGTAATAAATATCTTTCATGGTTAGTCATAGAACTAAATTTAATTTCATTACATTGTTCAATTTCTTGAGCACATTTAATTTGACATATACTTACAGAACCCTTAATGTCAATATAAAAAGGAAAATTTTTAAAGACATTATTCAATGTAGAATCATTTGATTTTAATTTTAATATATCTTTCATCTATTATATATATATAATTTAATTTTAAAAAATGTCCTTAATATTGAAATAAGAAATAAAAATTAAAAATTAAATTATATTATTTAAAAATATTTTTTAAATGATTTATAGATGATTTTATAGATGATTTTATAGATGATTTTATAGATGATTTTATAGATGATTTTATAGATGATTTTATAAATCAAATAAGAATGTAAAGTAAAAAATCTAAAATATATATATAGTATATAATTATGAATTATCAATATTTATATTTTTTTTGTATTATGTTATTTATTTTAATTATATCTTATTTATTTGGATTAAGTATAGTTAATAAATTGGAAGATAAAATAAAAAATATTCAAATAACTATACCTAAGCAAGAAGTAATAATTTCTTATCCAATGAATAATAATAATAAAAATACTAATGTAGAAAATTTTGAAAATAATATTACTAAAAAAACAACATCACAACAATATATTATTGAAAATAAAGGTTATATTGAAAAAAATGGAGAATCTACAAATTTAGATAAAAATAAAATTGATCCAACAATTGATGAAGATTTTTTTGAAGACAGTGAATTAAATATTGAAGGTTTTGACAAAAGTAAAGGAAGAGACCAACAATCTTGGGAAAATCCATTAAAATCAAGTCATACTTGTTATAAAAATCATAAACATGATAAAACTTGTAATCTTGGAACAATGAACTATGCAGACCCAAAAGATATGTCATCAATGGATTATAATATTTTTGTATTATCTTATCCTTCAAATATGACTTTACAAGATTATATACATTGGCTTTGGTGTTATAATGGAAAAGAATATCAATTAACGTATAATCATTTGAAGAATTTACAAAAATTAAAAAATGGAGAAAAATTAATTGAACAAAAAGGTGTTCTTCCTCCACCCGGTTATGAAAAACAAGCATTAACTTCAGAAGAATATTTTAATAAAATGTATGCGGTCAATAATGAATTTAATATGGCATCTGCTTTAAATTCACAAACGGGTCCAATGTTAGGAGCAAATTATGATCAATATTCAGAATTTTCTCAAAATCGGGATTTATATGGTTCCTCTTCTTACATGCGTAATTGTGATATTTGGAAGAAAAAAAATGCGAACCAATTAAATAATTTTGTGTTTCCGAAAGATAGTCAAAATTTAGAAATGGATAAAGAATATGATATTTATCGCCATAAAAAGGTGGAAATATAAAGTATTATATTTCGTATTATTTTATGAAAAATTATATATTTTATATATAATTTTATGACTAATATTACTAAAATTAAAAAAAAATATTTAATTTTAAAATATATTAATAAAGAAAAAAAATTTTATTCTAAAGACCCAGAAATATATACAATTAATAATTTTTTATCGGATAAAGAATGTAATCATATTATAAATATATCTAAAAATAATTTTCAAAGAGCTATTGTAATCGGTGACTTAATTTCACATCATAGAACTAATTCAAGTTATTGAATAGCTCATAATTATGATGATATCATAAATAATATTTGTTGTAAAATTTCAAAATTAGTTAATATTCCTTTAGAAAATGCTGAAAAATTACAAGTAATTTATTATGATAAAAATCAAGAATATAAAAATCATTTTGATGCTGTAGATAATGATAATACAGAAGTTAATAATAATTTTTTAAAAAGAGGAGGAAATAGAATTTTAACAACCTTATGTTACCTAAATAATGTTACTAAAGGTGGTTCAACCAAAATGACAAAATTAAATATTGATATTAAACCCAAAAAAGGTAAATTACTTGTATTTGAAAATACATATAAAAATACGGGAATAAAACATGAATTATCAGAACATTGTGGGTGTCCTGTTATTCAAGGAGAAAAATATGCTTTTAATTTATGGTTTCGTGAGAATAAATTTGTTTGATTATTATTTATTTTATAAAGATTCTTTTATTAAGAATAATAATAATTTTCATTTATTAGAATTAGATCATTTATTTCCAATATTTAAAAGTAAAAATTATGAACTAACTTTTTCAAAGCCTATATATAATAAATCTAAAATAAAAATTGGTTTAATTACAACAGGAATGAAATTATCAAAAGAGTTAATAATTGTCATAAAAAATATATTACAAAATGATAATGTATTATTAACTATTTATTCATTTGGAACAAAAGAATATTTACAAAAAATATTGCATATTTATGATGAAAATAAATTATTAATTACAACTTATAGCAATAGTACAAATGAAGAATTAAAATCAAATTTATTTTATTTAGATACATTTTTATATAATAATCACAGCACAGCATTAGAAATATTATCTGCTTATAGACCCATTATTTCATATTATAATAAAAATCATTATTTTGGAAGTGTAAGTTATTCAATGATTGAAAGTATAAATATGACGAAAGAATTAAGTGCATCTAATCCACAAAGTTATTATAATTTAGTTATGAAATATATAAATTCTGAAGAATCATATAATAAATTGTTTGAAAAATTTTGTATTTGTATTGAAAAATCTAAAATATTAGATAATAAATATTATGCAGAAGAATTTTATAAAAAAATAGATAAAATAAAATTATAAATAAGGAATATATTGTGGGAAATCTGATTCGTAAATCGTGGCTCGGTAAGGTTCTTTTCGCCCTTTGATGAAAACCACATCATTAGTACCCAGTTCATCGTGTTTATTTTTAGTAACAATTGGAACTTTTGCTCCATAGTTTCCTAACATTGTGTAATAAGTCCACGTGCGTTCATTGGGATAATTGCGCCGTCCAAATAAGGGAAGGGTGTCATTTTCATTTCCGAAAACTTTATATAAAATACCTACTTGTTGAGGTTGTCCTAATGGCCCGCGAGTGGAAATATATACTGGTGCAATATTATTATTACTAATATTTATTGGTGTTGGTGGATTATAAATAGGTACTTGTGTTCCACCAAGACATGGTGTATTACGTGCACCGCATCCAACTACTTGAGATGGTAAATTGAGATTAGGATACCAGTTTTGGTCGTAGAAATAATCACTTTTATATGGATAGCGTAACGGATTATAAATGCGGTCGAGTGCATTAAGAGTTTGTGGATTATTATTAATTAAATTATTAGTGGCTAAATTTGGAATAATCATATCATTTTGATATTTTTCAATAGAAACATTGGATGAAGAAGAATTTGTTTGACTTTGTACATTTGATAAATTTTGTTCTAAATTTTGTATTTTTTTTTTTAATTGTTCTTGTGTTTCTTTATTTTGTATTGAACATTGTTGTAATTTTTCTTGATAGTTTTGGATAAATATTGCTATAATAATTATAAATATAATAAAGAACAATATATAAATAATATGTGTTGGATGAATCTTTAAATTATTTGCCATTCTATATACAATATAGATAAAAATAAATAATCATGTGTTAATTATTTATTTAAAAATTATTTAAAAATAATTTTTAAATAAGGTTAGTTTAGTTTATTTTAGCTTAGGTTAGTTTAGTTTATTTTAGTTTATTTAATTTGTTTATATTATTTATTTTTATTTCTTTATTATTTACTTTCTTTATTATTTACTTTCTTTACAGTTTGCAACATAAATGACAAGAACTATTCATTAATGGTGGTTCAATCATTACATTTGGTGTATTTGTATAATTATATCCAGGATGAATTACTTTAATAATTTTTAAATATCCATCATCATCGATCACTGCTTCTGCCTCTGCACCATTTCCTTTACCACCAACAATTTTTATTTTTGGAGGTTTTGAAGGATTAAATCCTTGCCCTTTATCAATAACTACAATATCAAATACTGTATTATTTTTAATTGTGGCAATAGCACGTGCTGGCTTCGTATTTTGTACATTTCCACAATTTAAGGACATATTATTTTCCATTCCATTAATAGTAAAATTTCCTAATTCTTTGAAATTACTAGGACAACTATCGTGATAAAAATTACATTGTCCTAGACCTAAAATGGATGATGCTGACGATGGTATTGATGATGAAGAATTATTAGAAATATTTGTTTCTTCATCAGAACATTCTTCAGATAAATTATTTGTACTTGTGAATTTTTCTGTGCCATTTATTTTAGGTATTGTTGCTGCTTGATTTTTAAGACTATATTGTAAGTTTGGATTAAATTGGTTGGTTGTGATTTTAGAATTTTGTTCAAAAGCTAGTGGAATACTTGCTGTTTTATTGGATTGTTCTACGTAACTTTTAGGTATAGTATTATCACTTTTAGATAATGTGTTATTTTGAATATTATTTAAGTTTTTTTTAATTTCTTCTTCTACTTTATTTTTATTATTTGATAAACTCATTAATAAATCTTTATTATCTGAATCTTTCATTTCATCAGGTGATAATACAGGAGATTTAATTTTATTACTTTCATCATTTTTATTTAATGGTTTTTCTACTTTAACTTCATTTGGAAAATCATTATTTAAATTATTAGGTGTACTTCCATAAAACCAGTCAGTAAGTCCACTGAAAAATCCTTCAATTAATTCTTCTTTAGGGTTTTCTTCTAATTCTTGTGGGTATATAGTATGATTTAATTTTTGATTAAAATATTTATTTACTACATCAAAATTTTTCATAAATTTTTTCTTAGCACAATCATTATTATATTTACAAATATTATATGTATAAAATCCGTATAATAAAATGATAATAATAATTGGAATAATAAATAAAAATAGTCCAAATAAAAATTTTTGAGTATGTTCCATATATTTACTATATATATTTTTTTAGTATTTAATCATTAGTAATAAATAAAATGAAAAAATAAATTTTTAAATATTTATTTTAATTAGAAAAAGATATGTATTTATGTTATTTGATATAATTATGGTTATATTATTTTTAATATTAAACATGAACCATGTAATTACATTATATACAATAAAAGTGGTAATTTATGAAATGGTATATTTATGAATAATGATAAAACATTTTTATATTTTAAACTTATTTTTATTAATATTTAATAAAATACCATTACTTTTTTTAAATTGTTGTTGTTTATGGTAATTAATTAAAAGATATTACTCCTGTTGGTCCAATAGAACCAGTCACACCAATAATATCTGTATTATAAGTTCCACTAATTCCAATATCCCAACCAGTAATACCTTCTATTGTTCCTGTAATTCCTAGCACATTATTACCAAAATTACCATTAATAAAAATATCTCCAGTACTACCCGTAATTCCCATATTTCCAATAAGTTGAGTTATATAATTATTTGAAATAGTTCCAGTTAAACCTATTTCTTTATTTGATCCATTTTTTGTTAATTGACCCCTAATATTTATATCACCAGTAGGTCCAGTATCTCCAAAATTTCCACTAAGATCAATTTTTCCATTTGTGTCATAATTTCCAGTAAGTCCAATATGTCCACCATGATGTGATATTACTGGTACTTGTACTGGTGGTGTCTGCACTTGCCAACCATTATACACTTTCTTAGTTAAATTATTTGGTAAATATTCATCATCATATGATCCAATTGCAATTTTACTGAAAATAGCATCACTTAAAAATTTTTGTTTTTTATTATTTTCAACAATAAAAACACCTAATTCTTTTCCATTTGATGATTTCTTTGTATTTGATTTACCTTTATTATTAATTAATTTTTCAATTAATGCTGGATTACTTAAAATACCATAATAACTTTCAATGGGTTCTTTGAACAAAGCGCTTTGGCTGAAAACATGATATAATGCTTTGACAGATTTTTCGTTAAAATTATTAGGATTAGGTGCTCCTTTTCCTGTTTGGGGTAATTTATTTTTTAAAGTTTTTATATCATTTTGTATATTTCCACAAGCAGTATTTAAATTATCTAAACCAGCTCTTATTTTTATCATAATATCTTCTGGAATATTTTTAATATCGGAAACATTTGCAATTGTTTTAGTACCAAAATCAAACATTCCCTCTTTCTTTCCTTTTAAAGTGCTTGCTTTGTTCATGATACTGGTGTAAATGGAAATCAACTTAGGTTCAGTAGGTTTATCAGGGAGATTATCTAAAATCACATTAATATATTTTGTCATATAAGAATCATATCCTGGTAATAATGAACCTTTATATGTACTACCTACTATTTCTGTTTTTATATTGCTATTACTTAGATATTTTTCCATATCTTGAATAAAATTATAATTCACTAATTGTGCTTTGTTTGTTTTCTTTAAGGTCAGTACACTTAAAATATTATCTAAAGCGCAAAGATTTTTTTCTTTATCAGTAGTCACGTCCTTTAAATAACGAAGATCAACTAAATCACTTGGAATTTGATTTGAATTAATAATAAATCCTTTTTCTATTAGTTTTTCATTTAATTCATTTAATTCATTTTTTAAATTATGTATAGTTTGTTGATCATCTGTATTTATATACATCATCCAATAATTTAAGAAATCAAGTAAATAACCGAGTGAATTATAACTACCAGTACCAGCAAAATATCTAATTTTATTATTTTTTAAATCTTGATAAAAATTTTGTATGTTATTATCTTTAATATTTTCTATTATTTTATTTAAATAAACCCCATTAGCATTTGTTATAGCTGTTATTGATGAACTATCAATAATTTTTGTTAATAATACTATATCATCATTATATTTGGTTAAATCATAATCGTCTTTTTCTTTCTGTGTTGCCATTTCTCCCCCGCTTTGTTTTTTTAAAAATCGCTGGTAATTATTCAATATTTTTCGTCGGTCAGTATTTTCCATAGATAAATTCTTGACTTCTTTAGTAATTTTATTGTATAATTTTTTTTTATGAGTAACTTTATTTTCGGTATTATGCTGTTTAAGCATTTCCGAAAAATCTTTAGATGAAATATTTTTCATATTTATAATTTATCTAAATATATTTTTTTAAAAATTATTTCTTTATATTTTTCATTAATGTATTAAAAAAAATTGTATTTGAAAAATTATTTAATTTTTGCCCTTCTAAATTTTTACTAAATAAAAAATATAATTCTTGAATTAAATTCTGCAATAAATAAATAATTTGATGACTACTATCTTCTGTATTTTTTTCTGGAATATTTTTAAAATAATTATTTAAATTTTGCGTTAATTTTTCCACAATTGGTTTTTTTATATTTTGAATTTGATTTTTATTCATTCCATAAAAAAATGATAGTTCATTTAATTGTTTTATTTTTCTAAAATTTGTTCCCAATAAAACTTCAGTACTAAAATTACTAATTTCATAGTTGGTAACATTTTTATTGGATTGTAATTTATTTAGATTATTTTTATAATTTTTAATAATTTTATTTTGTATTGATTGACATATTTGTTGCATAGATTCTAATAATCCAATAATTATTGTCAATCTATATAATAATAATCCTTTTTTATATAAACTAAACTTTATTATTTCAATAGTGTTATTACTGTTTGAATTTTGGGAAGAATTACTTGAAAAATTATTTTTAAATGATAATTTTCCTATAACTGTATCATAAAATTTATTAATATTATAATTTGTATTATTATTTTGTCTTAAATCAATATTATATAAAAAATATATTTGATCGATTAAATTTTGTAAATAAAAATGAATCACAATTAAATCATTTTTTGTCATATTTACAGGAATATTTTTAAATTGTTGAAATAAATCTTTAATATAAATATCTAATTGGTTTTTTTTAGTTTGTTCACTTAATTTTAGTGAAGATGAATCATAATCTTTAATTTTGGAAAAAGAATTTTGAAAAAATCCCAATATACTTTTAAAAAAAATTAAATTTTTATTTTTTCCATTTTTATTATCTATTTGTTCTGTTAATTGTTCAATATTTTTACTATATTCATCTTTAATATTTGATTGAATTTTATTTGTAATTTTTATCATTGAATCAAAAATATTATTAATTGTATTAAAACGATAGGCTAATAAACCTTCTTTATATAATTTAAATTGTAATTTAGTTATTTCAGGATTTATATTTTTAGGTTTCATTGGTAATTTATTCGGAATAATAGTATTTTTGGAAATTTTTTGTTCTGTTTTTTTTTGATTATTGTTTATTGTATTTATAGGTTGATTATTTTTTAGATTATTTTGTTCTGTTTTTTTTTGATTATTGTTTATTGTATTTATAGGTTGATTATTTTTTAGATTATTTTGTTCTGTTTTTTTTTGATTATTGTTTATTGTATTTATAGGTTGATTATTTTCTAGATTTTTTTGTTCTGTTTTTTTTTGATTATTGTTTATTGTATTTATAGGTTGATTATTTTCTAGATTTTTTTGTTCTGTTTTTTTTTGAGATGTGTATTGAGTTGTTTGTTCTTTTGTTTTTTGAGATATGTCTTGAGTTGTTTGTTCTTTTGTTTTTTGATTATTATTTATATTTTTAGTTTTTTTTTTAGATGTATTTTGAGTTTTTTGTTTAGTTATTTTTTGATTATTTTTAATATTTTCAGTTTTTTTTTTAATATTACTATTATTATCTTTTACATTAATTGTTTCTTGAGACATATTGTAATAATATCTTACTAATAAATAATATATAAAATATAATTAAATAATAGTTTAATTATAATTGATAAAAAAATAATATTTAGAATTTTAAATTTTCAAACAAGCTCATAATATCTTTTCCTTGACTTAAAATAGGAGATAAAGTTGTAAGTGTATCTTTTAATGCACTTACAGAATCAATTAATTGATATGTTTCTTGTTGTGCTTTTTGTAGGGCATTATTTTTACTTTCATCTTTATATTTTGTTGTATCTACATTTAAAGGTTTTGTTTCTTCTAAATCTTTTTTTGTTAAGCTTATACCACCATTTAGTTTTTTAAGTAAATCATTAATTCCTTCTGATGCATTTTTAACATCTTTATCATTTTGATAATTTACAATATTTAAATCAATATTTTTTAAAGCATTTTGTAAATCATTGGTTGTTACTTTTTTTTTTTCAGAATCACTTGATTCATTGGTTTCTGAAGATGTATCATTTTGAAAATTTTCTATTTGATAATAAGAGTATTTATTTTTTTCACTAAATAAAAATAAGAGTCCATATATTAAATAAATAATAATTGTACTTGTTAATGAATATTTAATATTGCGTGTAATAATTAAAATAAAGAAAAATAAAATAAGAAAGCTTATTATATAATCAAAATATGATTTTTTATATTTAAAAAAATTATAATATAATAGTTTATTTTGTTTCCATATTAATAAAATAATTAAAATAAATACAATTATTATTATTAATCGTTGTGTACATTCTGTAATATCTGAATTATGATTGTTAGAAAATAAATTAAAATTTGTTTTTTTATTCATTCTTATATTATAATAAGAATTTTTTTATATAAAATATTAATTTAAAATCTAATAAATCGAACTAATAAATAAGAAATAACTGCACATATTAATGATTTTAATAAAAATCCAATTGTATTTAAATCATTAAATTCATTTCCTAAAAATGGTAATTTACTTAAAATAAATTTATTACTATATTTTGACATAATAAGGACAATACTTATAAAAATAAAAATAGGAACACGTAATTCATTTAGTATTTTTTTCCATAAAGGTAATTCCTCTATTTCATATTCTTCATAAGATTCATTATCTTCTTCATAACTATCTGGTTGTTGTTTTTGTTGTATACGATATTTTTCACTATTCATATGTTGATTATATTGTGTTCCATCAGATTGACGTTGATATGATTCTTGATTTAAGTCACGATTTTCAAATTTTTGTTCCATGTGCGCAATATTAGGGTTTTGAGCAGGAATTGAATCATTGTTTTCTTGTTGAAGACTATTATATTTTGATAAAACTTGATTAACTGTTTCTGATTCATCATGAACATTATTTAGACTAGAAATTGGAGTACTTCTTTCATCAGACATCTTTATAAAAAAAGCATTTAAAATAAATATAATGATTTTACGCATTAATTTATAGGTAATGCGTCATTAGTACATTTTACACTTACTGGATTATATTTAAAACATTTACTATCGTGATTAAAAATATTATTCTTAATTTCTACTGGATTAGGTGCTTTATAAATAATATATTTTTTTTTATCATAAGCACATCTAAAAATAATTGCTAAACCTACACCCCATAAAATTCCTAAAAAAATTTTACCAGATTTTGTCTGAACAAGTTCCATATATTTATTATTATATAAAAATAGAATAATATTTTTAAAATAATAATTAAATAATAAGAATGTTTATTATTATATATAATTAAAAATTCATAATATCTTTTATTAAAGATTTATTTTTAGGACAAGTTACTTCTTGAGCTTTATATTTATAACATGTATCAGTTTCAGTTTGATAAACTATTTTTTCTGCATTTTCAGGAGTAGGATATTGAATTACTATTTTTTTCTTAGGAGCAGTAATATAATAAATAAAAAAAGCAATCGCAAAAGAAATAAAAAAAGCATATGGATCAATAAAATTAGTAAATTTTATCATATATAATTATATAATAAAATTTATTCATAATTTAGTTATTTTAATTAAGTTTTATTATCTCAGGTTTTTTTAATAACATATATTTATTTTTTAATTCAAAATCTTTTTCTTCTTTATCAATTTGGTCATTTATTTTATATAAATTACTTTTTGATAATATATAATTATAAGAATAATTGATCCATATAAACCATAATTCTATTATTTTGCTTGGAATATTTAAACTTTTAGCAATATTATCAATATTTTTTGGAATTGACTTGTTTGATTGATTAAATAATTTAATAAGATGATTTTTATTTTTTTTAGAAATCATTTCATTATCATTTATATTTTTATATGATTGAATACGTTTCATATAAAATTGAGCTGTTTCATTCATGCTATTAATTTTTTTTTGAATTAATTTTTCTATAGAAAGATAATATTCCTTATTAATTTTATCAATTTCTATAATTTTTTTATTATATAATGAATAATTGCTTTTTAATTTATTAAATAATTCTCTATCTTGTTCATTATAATTTTCAGGTTTTTCAATTATTATAGAAATTTTTTCAAGAATTATTTTTTTTTCAGTTTTTAATTGTTCATATAATATTTCTAAATCACCATATTTAGCAGGAACAATTTCTATTTTTTTATTTGGATTTTTTTTATCAATTAAAAATAATTTACCATTTTCAAAAGCACGTTCATACTTATCTTGTTTTAATGGTTTTTGATAATAATATTGTAAATATTCTAAATATTCTTTATATTCGGTTTCATTTTTATGAAAAGAAAATAATAATTCTAAATTTTGATTTTTATTCAAAATATCCATATAATATATATTGATAATTAATATGATTTTAAAATAAAAATAAGATATTATTTTTATTTTATATAAATTGATTTATTTTTAATAATTTATTTTTTTAAAATTATTTATTCCATTAATTTTTTAAAAAAATTTTTAACAGTTGTTTTTTTATTATCATCTTTTTTAACAGTTGTTTTTTTCTTATCATCTTTTTTAACAGTTGTTTTTTTCTTATCATCTTTTTTAACAGTTGTTTTTTTCTTATCATCTTTTTTAACAGTTGTTTTTTTCTTATCGCTTTTTTTAATAGTTTTTTTCATATCAGTTTTTTTGATAATTTTTTTCGTAGTTTTTTTAACGGTTTTTTTCATATCATCTTTTTTAATAATTTTTTTCTTCATTTTTTTTTCACCTCCATAATAATTAGAAGGTTTTACATTACTAGTTTCATCCATCATTGAATAAATATTATTTAATTCATTGCTTTTCATTTGTTTTAATAATGGATTTGGTTCAGTTGTATCAACAGCCATTTGTGTACCAACACCAGGATTCATTCCAAATTCAGATGTATTGAAACTTGTAAATAATCCTCCTTTCATTTTTTTTTTCTTATCTTTAGAAGATTTTGTAGATTTTTTTTTCTTTTTATCATCTTTTTTTCCTCTTTCTTTTGAAGAAGAACGTCCTCTAGATTTTTCTCTTTTTCCACCTTCTTTAGAAGAAGAAAGTTTTTTAGAATTTTCTCTTTTTCCACCTTCTTTAATAGAAGTACGTTCTATAGATCTTCCTCTTGTGGCTTCTTTTTTTATAGAAGAACTTTTTTTAGAATTTTCTTTTTTGCCTCCTTCTGTCATTATGATATTACTTAGATTTTTTTTGTAATTATTTTTATTTAATTTAAATTTTATTTTTTTTTCCTTTCCTCCTACCATTTCTATACCCCATGGATTTTTATTTAATACTAAACCAGACGCGACTATAAACTTATTATTAGGTGTAGTTCTTCCAAATATATATTCATTTATTCCTACATTAGAATTTACAGAATAAGGTTTATTATTTTGCTGATTGTTATTATGCCAGTCATATGATGTTTGAGTATAAAGTGGAATTTTATCTGAAGACATTATATATAATAATATAATATATAAATATAATACTTGAAAATTAAATAATAATTTAAATAATATCTTTATATTTATAATTAATATTTTGATTATTAATATTTTTATTATTAATATTTTGATTATTAATATTTTTATTATTAATATTTTTATTATTAATATTTTCATTATTAATATTTTCATTATTAATATTTTCATTATTAATATTTTCATTATTAATATTTTTATTATTAATATTTTTATTATTAATATTTTTATTATTAATATTTTTATTATTATTTTTTATTTCATTATTATGATTATTATTATTTTTATAATTAATATTTTTATTATTATGATTTTTATTTTGTATTTTATCTAAATATTTATATATTAATAATAAAATACCAAATAAAATTATACTAAATATAAAAAAGTTAAAAAAATATGTATTTTTTTTTAAAGAATAATCTTTTACATATTGATTATTTTTTCTAATAATTTCTAAAATAATATTATTTTGTATTAAATGTGGACGCATTTTTTATTAATATAAAAATGTAAAAAATATTTAAAAAATTAACTATTTAATTAATTAATGAATGAATGTCTTATTAAGTTGTTTCGATGAAAAAAAAGATAATAATAATAATAATTTAGATATATTATTATGTAATTATCAAGATTATTTTTTTTTTGAAAAAAAAAATAATAAAGTTTATTTATATTTAAGAGTAGATATATTAAAAAAGTATTTATTAGAAGGTATTGAAATTAAATATAAAAAATTTATTTTCTTATTTTTAGAAAATATAAGTAATATTAAAGAAAATAAAAGTTATTATTTTGAAGATTCATCTACTAATAATCAAAAAAATAATAATATTTATTTTAATAAATATTTTAATTCATGTTTTCGTAAATATTTTAATGATAATGAATTAATTGATCAAAATAAATTATTTACATTACATAAAAAATATTACGAAAAAAAGAATAAAGTTTATATTAAAGATAAAAATATAATTTGCTTAGATATTAATTTTTATATAGATTTAAATTATGGAAGATATTATTTAAATAACTATATAAAAAAAAAGCACCATTTTTATTATAAAGGTGTGGTTATTAATAATAGAAGTCATCTAAAAAATCAACTTTATACATTACTTTCAATTAAAACATTTGAAAATTTTAAAAATATAAATAAATTAAACAATAATTCTTATAATACATATTCTTATAAAAATAATTTTCATTTACCAACTAAATGTCATCTAATTTTATGTGAAAAAAATAATATTGAATCATGGATTCAAACATTAAAAAAAATATATCCTGAATTACAACAATCTATTTGTATAAAAGTTATTTATAATTATAATTCTTTTAAAAATATTAGTAATCAAGATATTCAAAATTTACATTTTTTAATTATTAATATAAATGTTATTTCAATATTAAATAAAACTTATATTAATAATTATCAAAATTTTTCAATAGAAGAATTAGTAAATACTATTATATATGAAAATTCATATAACATAAATATAAAAGAAAATATTTTTAAACATTTATTTTTATTTCATTGGGAATATATAATTATTGATAATTTTGAAATATTTTTAAAAATAGAATCTAATTTATTTCATTATTTGTTAAGTAAAAATTTAATTTATTATATATCAAGTGAAAAAATATGTGAAAAATTATATAATACGTTAATAAACAATTTAACTTATAATTTAGATATTAATGAATTTAATTTATATAACTTTTTAAAAAAAGAACTTACTTTTAAAAATGATGATAATAAAGAATTAATAAATAAAGTAGAATTATTAGAATTAAAATTAAATGAAGATGAAAATATTATAGCGAATCAATTTAAAGAACAAAATGATAATATAAATGAAAATAATAAAGAATTGTCATTATTATTTATTAAATCATTACATGATAATTTTCACAATATATCTTTAAACAACATGGAATCAATATTAATAAATTATCAAAAAAATAATATACAAAATATTAAATATGAAATAGAAAATAAAAATTATAATAATCAAAAATCAAATGAATTTATTATATCTTTAATTCAAAATATAAAATATAATAATTTAGTTTCTTGTTGTATTTGTATGGACAATATTGAAAAAAATAAAATGTGTATGCTTGAATGTGGCCATTATTTTTGTAAAACATGTATTTTAATATACAAAATGAACCATTCAGAACATTCATTATGTCCAATATGTAGAACAAATTTTAATACTATTTATTCTATTGATGAAAATATTCAGAATGATTTTATAAATAATTATAGTGAAAAGTTAAAGAAAATAATCAATATAATAACTAATAATTCTTCCAAAAAAATTTTAATTGTAAGTGAATATGATGATATACTAACATATATTTATGATAAATTAATAAATAAATTTTCAATAATTTGTTATCAGAATAATAAGCAATTTTTAAATAAAGATTATTCAGTTGGTTTAATTACGATGAATCAATTATTAAAGAATAATGTTTATAATATAGAACAAATAATATTTATAGATATTACTGATCAAAATTATGATAAATTTATAAAAATAAAAATAAAATATGATGATTATTATTTTGATATAAAAACAATAAAGTATATAATGTTTTATGTTAAAGGTTTTCTTCTTAAAAATAATTTATTAACATATGAATAATTTATAATATAATATTTTTATTATAATATTTTTATATATTTATTAAGTAGAGATTATGAATATAAATATTATTTATAAAAATAAAAAAAAAACTCTAAAAATTAAACCTTTAGAGTCTATTTTAAGTATAAAAAAAAAAGCATTAAATAATATTGAACTTTTAGATAACTATGATGTTTTTTATTATAATAAAAAATTAAAAAATAATGATTATTTAGATAAAATAAACGCATTAAATGGGGATACATTACATATATATTCTAAAAAAAAAGGTGGTAAAAAATTGAGTGTAGGATTTTATGTGATTGGTACAATTATTGTTATTTTACCAATTATAATTTTACGCCTTGGTATAATTCCTTCTTTTTCAAGTGTTTTAGGATTAATTATTCAAAAAGCATTTCGCAAAATATTTTTATATTTAGAATGTGTATGGGGTAAAAAAACATTAGTAAATCGGTTTGAATGGTTATTATCAAGTGTTATTCAATATATAATTATGTTATTTATGGTATATATATTAATTACAGCACCATTAATTATATTAGAATCAATGTTAAATGGAAAAAATATTTTGGCAAACCCAATAGGGTTATGTAAACCTTTATCAAAGGCACAAGATGTTTCAACTATTTTAGTTGCATTATTTTTTGTTTTTTATGCTTTATTTAAATTTGACAATGTATTTGGAAATTTTTTATTATCAATATGTAGACAAAATTATTTTTTAGATACAGCAATATCTCCAATTATTACTTTAATTATACAAGTATATGACAAAATTAAATATTTTATTTTTTATATTATACCATTTATTGGTACTAGTGCAATAACATATAGTGAAATAATGGATCCTTTTTTAACTAACTTAAATATAATGTTAAATAATTTTGTTGAATTTGGTTGTAGTAAAAATTTTAATATAAATTATTTAAAAAATTTAATTAAAAAAAAATTAAATGAACATAAAAATGAAAGTAAAAATGAAAGTAAAAATGAAATTTTTAATATTAATAAATATGAAAAACCAAATATGAAAGGTGGAGATAATGAAATAAATATACAAACAATAGATGAAAAAAATTTAATTGAATCTAATATTTTAAATATAGATAAATGTGAACAAACTAAAATAAATACATGTTGTTTAAAAGAAAATATGATTGTTATAGGTGATGCATTATATGATTTATTAAATGACCCATATTATGATAATTTAATAAAAGAGCAAAATTTTTTTAATGCATTTATTATATTAATTGAATCATTTTATGAAAAAGGCATTGGACAAAATAAATCAAATATAGATCTAAAAGAAGGAAATATACCAAATAAAAAAATTTATCTCAAAAAAATATTGAATGAACATAATGATATTTTACCTCCACAATTACAGCAATTAATAAATGATTATTTATACAAAACAAATAGATATAATAGTGATGTTAATGTTGATAAGTTATTTCAAATGATTGATAAATCTATAAGTAAATCTTATTTCAATAGTGCAAATGAAATAGAAAAGATTAAATTAAAAATAATTAAATTAGAAAAAATGGCAGAAGATTATATAGAAAAAAATAGTAATTATAAATATATTATTGGACAAACATATGTAAAAACGATTATTAAAAACATTTTAATTGATGGTACTTGTAATATTTTTAACACAGCTAATTCATCAAAAGGTGTAATTGAAGATATGGGTAGAATTAAATATGTAATTGATACAGTAAAATCCGGAATATGTACCGGTTCATTAATATCACTAGCTTATATAATATCTGTTATTGTATTAATTATAATGAATTTTTTTTAATTTAATATGAGTATAAAATACATATTTTTATAATAAAATTTTATTATAAAAAAATAAATTTATTTTTTTTATATTTATAAATTAATAATGCAGGGAACTGGCAATATTAATTATTCATTTGATAAAACTAAATTTAACTATTATATAAAAAATAATTCTAAAAGTTTTTACCCAAAATATTTATTAGTTACATTATTATGTTTTATATTTATATGCACATTATATTATCAAAAAAATATGGAATCTTCTTTGTCTAATGATAATATTAAAGACAATAGTTTAAAGCATTTTTTTTATTCGTTATCTATAAATTCTCCTTTAAATTTAATTGAAATAAGTAAAGATGATAATGGATTTGTTGGATTTTCACAAAAAAGTTATATCATTTTAATTTGTATTTATGCTGTAGCTTATTTTTATTTAGTGCAGAGTTTAATAAAAAATTTAATTTTTTCGATTATTGTTAATATAATACAAACAAATCCAGAAAATAATCCATATAATAATCCTGATTGTGTAATAAAAAATAAGGAGCTACCAGATAAAGTAATAAAAAATAACTATTCAGGTATTTTATTTTTAACAGTTTTTTTTCTAATTCCATTCTTAACTTCTTATATACTTCAATATTTAGATATTGATAATTATTCTATAAAACATAGCTATATATTACCATGGATAATATTATTTACATTAATATTTCCTTTTTATATAATTGTTATATTTCATAGTGGAAATAAAAATATAGATATATTAGGAAAGCTAAATGAATATTTAGAACCTAAGGATTACAAATATGTAGAAATGTTACAGACATATTTCAATACTAATTATTTTAATATTTTTATATATTTATTTATTATTTTAGTATTTGCTTTGTTACATATTATTTATTATACATATAATACTGAAAATAGAAATATAAATATAATATATATATTATTAAGTATATTTGTATTAATACCATTAGCTCTAATTTTATTTGGAATAAATAGCTTATTTGGGCAATTAAAATTTAAAGGTGCAGAAAATGATATACAAGATATAGAAAATAATGGCGTTAGTAATATATATCAATTAATTGTAAAATATAACTATCCATGTTTTAGAAAATAATGTATTTATATATTACACCTTTGCACATTTAAAACGCCAACTTTAATAAGCATTATAAAGTTAAAAAGTGTATGTACCTATATAGAATAAATTCTATCTAAGACGGGATGTCATTGACGGCTTTTTACAGATGTT